CCTAAAGTAGCAGATACAACACCATTTAATAAGATAGCACAAACAGGATATACAGGTCCGACAGCACCTAATTTTAATGTTCAGCCTAAACTTCCTACGCCACCAGCAGGTATACAAGATGGCATAAAAATGGCTAATGCCCAACCTGCAGGAGTTCAAAATATTGGAGCGCCAGAGTTTACAAAATCTCAACAAATACCTATTCCTGATGCAACAGAACCCGTAACACTTACAGGCAGTTTATCAAAAGTATTAGAAGATCCTGTAGGTTTTGCTAGAGAAGTCGGTGAAGGCGATGCTCTTATGGGTGCGGGTAAAATTGGTATGTACGCTGCTGCTCCATTTGCAGAAGATATTTTACAGCCTCCAGAATTTAATATGGACAGAAGCGAGGATGAAAAATATGATCCTAATAGACGCTTATATTTAAATAACGATACGGGTCTTAGATTACTACCTAATTTAAATCAACCTATGCGCGCAGCAAAAGGTGGCGCAATTAAATCATATGCTATTGGAGGTAATGTAGGAAACCCATCTGTAGGTGGCGGATTATCTGATTTATATAATAGACCTGAAGGACAAACACTACAAAATATTTCAAATGATGCCTATGGATTAGGTAGATTAAGTAACCTAGGTAGTGAACAAGCAATGAACCAGGCTAAAATATTAGGTTATGCAGATGGTGGCGATGTCTCTAATTATAGACAAGATCAAAAAGCTTTAAATCTAAATGAGCTTCCTACACTTAATGTAACTACCGGTCAAAGTACTTATATGACTCCGGACGGAAATGGTCTATATGCAAGTAGATTCTTTAAAGATGCGTATAGAGAAGACCCTAATCCTCTATTTAGATTATTTAGTAATTTGCCTGATGATTTGGTATTTAATAAACAAATGGCTAAAGGTGGGTATTTAGATGGCGCTGGTGATGGCATGTCTGACTCAATTCCTGCTACAATAGAAGGTAAACAACCAGCTCGTTTAGCTGACGGTGAATTTGTAGTACCTGCAGATGTTGTAAGTCATTTAGGTAATGGCTCATCTAAAGCAGGATCTAAACGTCTTTATGCTATGTTAGATAAAGTAAGACACGCACGAACAGGAACTAAAAAGCAAGGAAAGCAAATTAACCCTGCTAAATACATGCCTAAAGTTGCATGAAACAAGTACAAATAGTATCACCAGGTCATATCTTAGCTATATGGGAAACTGTATGGCCGATGCTAAATATAGCTTTTATTAATTATGAACATAGTGATTACGATATAGAACAACTTAAAGTTTTATTAATAAAAGAATTTCAAATATTATTTGTAGTTGTAGAAAATAATAAAATTATAGGAGCCTTTACAGTAGAAATTAATAATCAACCTAACCACAAAATTGCACACACAACATGCATGGGGGGCAAAGGAGTATTTGATAACGATACTGTAAAACAGTATGAAGATTGGTGTAAAGGTAATGGCATTACAAAAATCAGAGCTTATGCTCAAGATTCACAAGCAAGACTATTTAAAATGAAATTAGGACTTGAGAAAGTCACAAACGTGGTGGAGAAAACTTTATGATGAATTTGTTTAATTGGCTAGAGAACCTTGTAGGTTTCTTCACGCTTACTATTGGTGGCTCAAAAGGCGGCGGTGGAGGCGGAGGTAATACGACACAAACTTCGTATTCTACAAACTTGCCTGAATATGCTAAGCCATACTATGAAGAGCTTTTAAAACAAACAGGTCAACAAATTTATAAAACTGATGCATCTGGCGGAGTTACAGGTGTTAAAGAGTTCGTACCTTATACTGGCGCTCGTGTTGCAGAATTTACTCCAGAACAAAGAGCAATTCAAGCTCAAACAGCGGGACTAACTCAACCAGGTCAATTTGCTGGAGCTACAACAGGACTAGGTGCTGGAACTACTATGGGCCTTGGCGCAGGAGCTACAGGATTAGGTCAAGCATTTGGATATAGCCCTATGGCTGTTTCAGGCGGAACATTTGATGCCCCAGCAGCTTCATACTATATGTCTCCATATCAATCTAATGTTACAGACATTGCAGTACGTGAAGCAAGACGACAAGGTGATATTGAGAGATCTCGTGGTGCATTAGGTGCTATTGGTCGAGGTACGTTTGGTGGTGCTCGTCAAGCTTTAATGCAATCTGAACAAGATAGAAACTTAGCACAAAATATTTCAGACCTTAGAGCTCGAGGTCAACAAGAATCATTTATGAATGCTCAGCAACAGTTTGAACGCGATCAAGCACGTCGATTACAAGCAGCTCAACTCGGTCAACAAGCTCAACAGTTCCAAGCAGGACTAGGTAAAGATATTGGTCTAGCTGGATTAACAGCAGGCTTACAAGGTTCTCAAGCTCTTGGTGCATTAGGCGCACAGCAACAAGCAAGTGACATCGAAAGACTTAAAGCGCAGGCAGCGTCAGCAGGCGAGTCACAAGCTATGCAACAAGAACGACTTAACCAAGCTTACCAACAATTCCAGGAACAACAAAATTATCAAAAAGCTCAACTTGATTACCTCAGTAATATTCTTCGTGGTAACGCTGGTGCACTTGGTTCAACTCAGGTCGCTTACGCGCCAGCTCCAAGTATAGCTTCTCAACTAGGTGGTTTAGGTCTAGCAGGACTAGGTTTATATAATGTATTAGGCGGAAAAGGATAACTATGAACATCGTTAAACTTCAAAATCAATTAAAATCTGTTCCTGTTGAGACTTTAATTAAGTACGTACAAGGTATGAACCCAGAAGTACCTAGTTACTTAGCATTAGCTGAGATTAAAAATCGTAAAGAAATGGAAGCAAGATATGCTTCACAAAATCAACAAGCTCCTCAAAAAAGTGTTGCTGAAGATTTAATACAAGCTCCTCAATCAAGCGGCCTTGCGATGCTAGCTAAAAACCCTGACCTCTCTCCAGGTGCTCCTGCTTCGCAAGGTGTCGCTGACTTACCTGTGCCTGATGATATGTATGATGAGCAAAACTTTGCAGCAGGTGGTATTGTTGCGTTTGGACCAGGTGGTGACGTAGCATCTAAGAGATACCAAGCAGCATTAGAAGATAGTTACTTCTCTCCAGGCTCAATCTATGCAGGCGCTAAAGACTTGTTAGGTATGCCGTTCCAATACGGTTGGACAACAGATCCAGTAACAGGCAAGTTAGTACGTCGCAAAGATGTTGAAGGTATGACACCTAATTTAGATGCGTATAGAAAAGCAGCAGAGTTAAAAAAGAAAGGACTACTTGCAGAAGCAGATACATTAGAGAAAGCTGCATCATCTCCACAAGTTAATCGCAAAGGTTTGGCATCTGTTGATACATCTGCAGTTGAGCCAGGTATGACATTTAGTCGTGACGAGATAGCTAACATTTATCAAAGCACTCTACCTCCAACTAAAACAAAAGCACCTGCGGTTGATACTACTACACCTAAAGAAGATATAACTAAACCAGCAGCAGGTCCAGCGCCTACGCCAAAAGAAGCAGGTATTGAAAGCTTACTAGAGAATACAGATGGACTAGCTGAAAAGAGAATGAAACGCTACAAAGAAATGGTTGGCGAAGATCCAGAACGCGCTAAACTAGAAGACCTAGTTAGAAAATATGAAACAGGTGCTACAGAACAAGAACGTATAGCTCCATGGATGGCGTTAGCTAGAGCAGGATTTACTATGGCTGGCGGTAAATCACCATTTGCAATTCAAAACTTATCTGAAGGTGCTGTTGCAGGTCTTTCTGATTACGCACAAGCTAAAGATAGACTTGATAAGCTCACTGAAAAACAAATTGATGTTAGAACTAAAATGCAACAAGCTAGACGTGCAGAAGATATTGCCGCTGCTACATATGGTCTTAACAGTGAAGCTGCTGTTGAAGCGCGTAACGCACAAGTTAAACTTAAAGCTATGGAAGAAGATAACGCATTCAAGCGTACTAAATACGCTGCTGATGTTTCAACTAAGAATGCTATGATTCAAGCTGCTAAAAAATCTGACTACGAAACATTTATGGATCTTGCTAAACAAGATGATGATAACTTTAAAACTGTTAAAGACAAAGATGGTACAGTTCGTAAAGTGTTTGACGCAGGTAAGGTTACTCAAATTTGGAAATCATTTAGTGGCTCAAGTGGTTTAGATGATGATAAATTAGCAATTATTTGGGATAATAATAAATATGATAAAGATTTCGTTAAAAAATATCCAACTCCGGCAGATTATATACTAGACCAAAGAGCTAAACTTTCTGGTACAAGTGCTCCTTCAGCTTCTTCCTCATCATGGGGACCATTAAAAGTTAAATAATGCCTACGTATTCAATTACAGGACCTGACGGTAAAGAGTATTCTATTGATGGGCCCGAGGGAGCTACTCGTGAGCAAGTTATTTCTGCTATTGAGGATCAGCTAGCTCTACAAAATAAACCTATTCAAACAGCGGGTCCATTAGAAGCCGCAATTGGTAGTACTAAACGTTTAGCTTCTAGTGCACTTACTGGAGTTCAATTACCTTTTGGTGCAAGCGAAGCTGCCATGGAAGGTATCTCAAGACAAAAAGATATTACCGAAAAACCTGCAGGTAGTTTAGAAGCTGTTAAACAAGCCTATGAACAACGTGGTTTCTTCCCCGCAGCAAAAGAAGTTATTACTCAAGCTCCTGGCGTTATAGCAGAACAATTTCCTTTAATAGGATCTATGGCTCTTGGAGCTAGGGCAGGTGCTATAGGCGGTCCATGGGGTGCGTTAGCAGGTTCAATTTTACTTCCATTAATATCTTATGCCGGATCTAGTGCAGAACGTAAAGCAGAAGAACAAATTGCTCGTGGTGAAAAAGTTGATGTGGATGCAGCAGGTGCCTTTGCTTCAGGTGCAGGTCAAGCAGCATTAGATAGATTATCATTAGGTTTAAGTGGGCTTTCAAGAGTGTTTGGAATTAGTGCCAAAGATTTAGCCTCAGAAGCTGGACAAAAGTTAGCTAAAGAGTCACTAGCTGCAGCAATTGCTAAAGGTACACTAAAAACAGAATTAGCTGAAATACCTACAGAAATTGCACAACAAGCTATTGAAAGATATTACGCAGGACTTCCGCTTACAGGCGAAGACGCTTTAAAAGAATATGGTGATATAGCGTATCAAACATCTCTCATGGGACCACTTGGTGGCGCTGGTCGTGTCTACGAACGCGGTGAACAACGTGACATCATCAAAGGACAAGAACAACGTCAACAACGTGAACTAAATAGAATTGATGCTGAACGTGCTCGTATAGATCAAATAACACTCGATGCTAAATTAGAAAATATTAATGCTGAACGTGATCGAATTAATAAAATAGCAGAAGATGCTAAAACTGAAGCAGAAGTAATTAAAGCTAAAGAAGCTGCTGATGCGTTGTATCAATCAACAATTAATTCACTAGGTAACAAAGCTCCAGAAAAATCTAAGCTTGCTAAGTCTATTGCTAAAATGCAATCTGATTTTGATAAAGCTATTCAAGAAGGCGATATCGACGCACAGAAAAAAGCTATTGCAGAATTGACTGATGTACCTACTAATATTGTATCTCTTGCTACTCAACCTAATGCTATTACTGATAAAACTTTAGCTGATATGAATATTGGTTTTACTGCAACTATCAGAAGAGATAAAGTATTACAGGGTTTGAATCCTGATAAACCTTCCGACAATGCACAGATTAGAAATGTATTAGATGCATTGTTAGAAACTAAACAAGAAGGATCTAAACAATACGATGGTATTAAAAAGTATTTAAATTCAATCCCTATGTTCCCAACTATTGAAGGAAAACAAGATGAAGCAGTTATCAGCACAGGACTTGGAGAAGGCGTTCAAATACTTGGACAATCCATGGCAGGAGAAACTACCGGAGGAGTTGAAGGGATTGACAGAACTGGACTGGGAGGTACTACAGGTGATGTTCGACAACTTGCTGGACGAGAGGAAACACGCGGAGCTCCACTAGCACCTGAAACTACCGAAGTATTAAAGAGCGAGAAAAAATTAGCACCATCTTTAGGTATTCAAGCATATTTAAAACAACGTGGTGGTATTAGTACAGAACATCTTCAGGATTTAACAGGCGAGAAAAGCGTTAATAAATCTGGTGCAACAGTCGGACTATTTACTAAAAATGGTAAGGGTTTAGATGATGCAGTTCAAGATGCGATTGATGGTGGATATTTACCTGCTGATGTATTAAACCAAGTTGATGGGGGTGTACAAGATTTAGCAGATCTTATTGAAGATGAGATATATGGCAAGAAAGCTGTACCGCTAGATCAACAAGCTGATGCAGAATTAGAAGCATACCTAGCTCGTGAAGAACAAAAAGCAGCTATGGCAGAAATAGCTCCAACAGAAGCTACTCCGATGCGTACTCTTGAGCCATATCCAGAAGGAACAACTATAGAAGAAGCTAGAGCTAAACCAAGAGAAACAATCGGTGAATTTTTAGCTAGAGCAACTCCAGAAGAACTGGAAGCTTTCAGACAAAAAAATCGTGCATTAGATATGTCTGATGAAGGAAGAAGAATAAGAGCTGAAGAGGAAGCTAACAAAAGATTAGCAGAAGCTAGTGCGGAAGAAAAAGGTATACTTGAAGGTCCAGCTCAACAATTAGGTGAACCTAATCCTATCTTATCTAAGGTTACTAACGGTAAAGACCTTTTAAAAGCAGCTACAAAATTAGCGTCAAATAGATCAGATAAAGCAATTATTAATATGCTTGAAAAGGTGCCTAATTTAGATACAGTTAAATTTACTACAGTCAATAACTCAACTGACCCTGAACTACAAGGTGCTTCGGGTTATTTTGATCCTAATACAAATACTATATTTGTAGATCCGCGCGTATCAGATTTAGCTCACATTGTAGAACATGAGTTATTACATGCTGCAACTGATGTTGAATTTGATAAGCACGTTAAGATTGAAAATAATGTTCATACTGCATTAACACCGCTAGGTAAAAAAGCAGTTAAATTATTTGAAGCATTTATGGATGCATCTTTGAAAAGCAAACAAGGCTTTTATGCACAAAAAAATGTTAAAGAATTTTTCATGGAAGGTAATACAGATCCAGCATTAAAACAATTCTTACAAAATAAAGCTGGAGTATTAGGTCTTAAACCAGCTAAAGGTAAGATACAAACTTTGTGGTCTGATTTTGTTAACATAATTAAATCTATGTTTGGTATTCCTGAATACGCTCATAGTATGTTAGATGAAGTATTATTATTGACTCCTGAATTTATGAAAGGCCCAGGCGCAGTTACAACAGGTAAAGAAATATCACAAGCTAGACAAGCACCTGAAGGTATGACTCGTCCTGATGGCACTCCACTTAAATACATAGAAGATAATGAAGAAGGAATAATTCAGAAATTTAAAAATGTATTTAATGACGACACTAATCAATGGCGTAAATGGATGGATCAGCTTGGTAATAAGATTGTTGGTGGCCGTTATAGCGTTGAGCGTAAAGCATTAGATGCTGACTTGCCTGCAGCTGACGCATTTAGAGAAGGTAAAATCCGTGGCGACTTAATTAATCTACAAGCCTATAACTCAATGTCATTAGCACAAGCAGGACTTTATTTAGGTAGATTGCTACGTCGTAAGAGTGGTTTAATTATTGCTGATGAAAGCACAGGCCCAGATAAAGTTAAGATGTTAGATATATCTAAAGGCTGGAATGAATTAGTTGACAAAGCTACTCAAGATTTAGGTTCTAAAGAACTTGCATACGACATGTTAGTAGCTGGATACTATGGTCCTCGTTATGCAGAGTTAGCTGAATTCAACAAGACAGCATCTTCCGATGAAAAGATTAATATTGATGAGTGGACAGAATCTGACAAACGCACTGCTGAAGAAGCATATAGACGATATGGTACAGAATTAAAACGTCTTCAAGATATGCGTAATGTACAACGTAAAGACTTGTTAGATTTTATGGTTGATACAGGATTATACACAAGAGAAAAAGCAGATAGGTTCTTAAAAAGGGCAGAGTATGTAGCTTTATATCGTGTACCTGAAGAAGAGATTGAAACATTTGATAGACCTAATATACGTGGTAAAGGCCTACTAGGCGCAGGTAAAGAGTATAGACTTGTAGGTTCTAAACGTGCAGCTGCTGATCCTATTGATAACTACATAGCTAATATGTCATGGATGATGCAACGCGGCATTAAAAATAATGCAGCTAAAGAAACTGCTAACATGATGCAACAACTTGGTATTGGTCAATGGTATGACAGACCTATGACTGATGTAGAGAAAAAAGCATATCATCATATTACAGTTCATGTTGATGGATTACCTAAAGACTTTAGAGTTTTAGATCCTAATGATATGGCAGCTTTCTCAGCTTCACCAATTATTACAGGTGCTGTATGGGATATTATGAAGTATCCAGTATCAGGCTTACGTCACGGTATTACTATGATGCCTCAATTCGTATGGAACCAGGCTTGGGAAGATCCTATCCGTGCAACATTTACTTCAGGCAATAAAGCAGGATTCTTAAATAATATATCTAAGACTTGGAAGTCTATTGCTAACAATCAGTTTAAAGCTGATCGCACACCTAATGCAGCTATGCTTAATCGTTATGGTATCGTAGGTCAAAAAGATGTATTAGATAGCGCAGATATTATAAATCTGTATAAAGGCAAAGATAAAAAGTTATGGGAGAAGTCTTTATTCTTCTTCGAACGTATGGCACAAGGTTCTGATTTAGGTGCACGAGAAGCTATCTATGAAAACGCTATAAAAGAATTAGAAGTGGAAGGGTATGATAGAGAAACTGCAGAAGACTTAGCGGCGGTAAGATCACATCAATACATGCCTTATCAACAGATGGGTATGTCTAGATCATTAGCTTATTTACGTCGTATGATGCCTTTCGTTAACCCGCCTATTCAAGGTATGGCACGTGATATTGCTGCCGCTCGTGGTCGCATAAGTGGCGTATCTAAAGCTGAGGGTAAAAAATTATTGGCGTTCCGTTTAGCTAAATACTTAATGTTTACTGCTATGTATGCAGCATTTATGAGTGGCGATGATGACTACGAAAATCAAAGTGAAGAACAACAAGATAATAACTTCTTCATTGGCGGACTCCGTATGCCAGTACCTCAAGAGTTAAGACCAATAAAAGTTGCAGCTGAACGAGGCACTAGAGCTTGGGTATTAAATTCACCTAAAGCTGACATAGAAGATATGGATGTTGCCGCTGCAGCGCTTCGTAAGTCATGGGAATTAATAGCAGGATTTGCACCTGTACCTTCTGCTGTCAGACCTTTAGTTGAAAATTATACTAACTTCGATATATTCTCAGGTCTTCCTGTAGTGAGTGCGGGCCAACAAAGAAAAGAACCATACTTACAATATACAGAAAAGACTTCTGAGTTAGCTAAAGTAGTAGGAGCGCAACTTAATTATTCACCTATTAAGATTGACAAACTTCTAAAAGGATACTTCGGTTATCTAGGCCAAACATTAGGACAAGTCACTAATTACTTTGCTGGTGATAGACCTGCACCGACTGCTAACGATATTATCTTTGTAGGATCAATGTTAGAAAACCAAAGAGCTACAGGTAATCGTGGTGACTTCTATGACTTATATGACAAAGTAGTCACTGCTAAAACATCTGCAAACGCTTTATTACAAGAAGGTAGGGTAGATGAATATAGAGACTATGTAGCTAAAAATAGAGGCTATATGGCAATTGAAAAACCAATTAATAACTTACATAATCAGCTAACAAAAATTAGAGAGTATAAACGTATGATTATGGCAAGTAACAGATCTGCGGAAGAGAAACGCGAAGCGTTAGATAGATTAACTGAATCTGAAAATAATATGTTAGATAATATTAAAGAGTTAAATAGACGCGCAGTTGAGATCAATAAACAAGACTAGGCAAGTCGCCAACATCTTACACCCATACAACCATCTTTCATTGTAGTAAATGCTCTGATCTTAACACCTGCTCGTTTTGCTCCGCATTCTATTGCATAAATGAGTGGTGAGGGTTTAAGTGTAGGAACAAAGAAGCTATCCCCAATACCCATACCCTCAAATGGAAACACCCATTCTATTTCGTTATATAAGCTCAGGTGCGCCTCCTAAAACCTTACCTGATAATTTAGTTGTGTCTATTACATAAGTCTCGATATTAATTGTACCTGTTGCATCTTTCCAACCTGTACCCATCTTCTTACGTTTCTCAATAATATCTATACCTAGTTGTTTCATTTGATATAAGAACTCACGAGAACTGACTTGGTTTTCAGCTAAGTGTTTTCTAAACTCAGGCTTAGATATATAGATCAAGTGACTATCAAGTTCAGCACGAATGACTAAAGGCGAACGAGGTTCCATTGAAATCTTATTATCTTTGAACGCAAGAATACCTGTCTGATGACTATTAATAAACTCACCAATTAAAGCTTCGTAATCAATCACGTTAACCTTAACTACGTTATCACGTATAGCTACCATTTCGCCGACAATCCTGTTATAGATCTTTTTCAAATCGAATCCAACTACGCCTGCTTCAATAGCTATTTCACCTGCTGTCATCGTAGCTGCAATTAAGTTTTCATAGAATCGATAAGCTGTATCTTCGCCGAAGTCTTTTCTAAATTGGTCGACCCATTTATCCATCATCTTTTGTATTTCGTCATCACTACGTTTGTATAAAGCAAAGATAAACTCTCTGCCTGCCCAGCCATAATTGAATCTAAACTTATCAAAGATTTCTTTACCGAGTGTAGGCTCGTCCACAAAGGCTTGTGGTTTACGTACTGAGAACTCAATTAACCTAGCAACTTCACCATTAGGGTCTTTCTTTAAAATACTTAGTTTGTCATACATACTTTGGTTAGAAGTAAATATAGCAATCAATGATGCTGACATCTCATGATCTCGTTCTGCATTGACTGATGCTTGCATACGGATTTTAGATTTACCTTGTGAAATCTTGTGTACTAATTGAGATAGGTCTTTAGGAATAATATTACCTACTTCATCTAAACCGAATGGAATATTGTGAAGACCTAGATAACGACCTGTCATACCATTTGATGTAGCTTCTAGTACCGATAGGTCTTTTGGATTACCCCACACAGATAAACAACTATATAGCGCACCTGTCTTGGCTGCACCTGATTCACCTGTTAGGGATATTGTCACGCCGGAGGTTGATGTTTTGTGTATTAGAACTGAGCCAAACCCTGTTAACAAAGTAAAGGCGTGTAGTTCTAAACTAGGTTTAGTAAGCTTGTTAGCGGCTTCCTTCCATGCTTCATAAGAACCTGCAGGCATTAAGTGTTTAGCTATACTCTTACATAATGGTGATGTAGGTGATGTAACTTCCTTACCATCTCGTAATAGCTCTGACTCGCCTACTACAAACGATTCTTGATTGGGTGTCCAACCCATTTGCATACGCATGATTTCTGCTGCATTTTTATTTGTGAGGTAGTGACCCCATTTGACTATGTAATTCATAAGATATTGGCCTCCTTTGGCATCTGTATTAAATAAAACACCCTGAGACGCAATAATCTTTTTTAGATCCTCTACCGCATAAACTCTGCTCATAGGGAGTAAAAACTCACGCTCAGGGTCATTTGGCAATATCGCTTTCATCAATAAGCAATCCCCATCTGCTGGACTATAAATCCTCTTTAATGGGAATAGGTCATACAATGTTACTAATATTGGATCACCAGGAATAGGCACACCATCTTCATCGTACTTAGGAGCGGGCATACAATAGATACCACCTTCCTTACCGTATACGAATGGATAGAGAGCCTCGGGCAACGATGATAAACCCCGAGTGACTACTTCTGCATGTTCTTTAATATGCTCAATAGTCTTGACTGACATTGACTGATCTAATGGTTTGATCGGTTCTTCGACAGCCATCTTAAATACTTTACCTAATGCGAGTGGATTAGTGATCTTGCCACGATTAGGGCAGCCGTTGCATACGCCAGGATTGACATTATTAAAAGTATCACATGAGTGAGGCATTCCTTGCGTGGCTTGCGCTTTTCTAATAGTTTCTTTTTCGTCATAATTAGGATAGTCCTTTGATATTAAATGTATGGCTGTGTCTCTGTCTTCACAATGTTGAGCAATGGATAACCCTGAATACCATAATGGTTCAGGTAAGGTTTTAACATTATCCATAATAAAGTTAATCTGAGCACAACCTTTTGTTTGTAGAATCTTCTCAAAGTTAGAATCAAAGTTATCTAGCTTCAATGCTTTACGTTGATCTTCACTAAGACCTTTAGGTGCGGCTTGTAATATATCTGCAAGACTAGGTTCTAGATTACCTAAGAATTCTTTGAACTCATCAAATACATAAATAGGTAAGTCATCACCAATCACTTTGGTTGGCATAGGTGGTGAGGTCTTTTGATTGAATGTATCAGGACAGCGTAAGATGCGTGCTAGATCAGCGGTGACTACCGGGTCTATGTTTAGGCCATGATTTAAACAAAAGTCTTTAAACTTTTCTGCATAAGGTTTCCACTCGGTTGCGGGAATATCTCTGTCAAAAAGCCAATAAGAATGGATACCTGTTCCCGAGTCAATCTTAACAGGGGGAGGTAAATTATTTTCTAGTATGAATTGGTCAATCGCTTTGACAGCATCTTCTTTAGAATCGTAGCCTTTGCCTTCGCCAACATCAAGGTCAACGAAGAATGACCTAACAAACTTAGCTTCATCAGCTTTGCGACTATATCCACCAAATGAACTAAGTGCAACAAAGATATTAGTAGGTGTATTTTTCTTTGACTCGACGAACTCAGCAAGCTCATCAACGTTTTCTACGAATTTATGTTTAGTGATTTTAGCTATCGGGTCAATCGTAGCTACACAGTAAACGCCTGTAGATGGCAGTGCTTTCTTGTAAAATTCTTTCATCATTTGCAGTTTCCTAAATTTTTAGTCAACAGTATCCCACCGCATAAAACTATGCGTTTTTTTATCGCTCACTAGGGAGGATTCTATTCTACTACGTTTTTATAGTTTGTCGATCACTTTAGTATCAATAAATTTTTTTGCGTCGATAGTACTTGACACGGGCAATTCTCCTGCCTCTATATATTGATCGATAATGTCTATAAGTTTTTCAATTCTATCTACCGTTTTACTTCGTATGGGGCTCCCCCTAAACCAACTATAAACCGACATACGAGATACGCCTATTACTTCTGCGATCATACTAGGTGGCAGATTAGCTTTTACACACTTCTTACCTAACTGCACACCTAGTCTTTTTTCGTTAAGGCCGTTTAAACTAAGTAAATACTTTTCACTATATTGCTTAGCCATAATAATCCTTAAGTTTTAACTGACCACTTTTTAACAATAGAACTTACATCATTAGGCTTTTGCACAGGTGCAGGTTCAGCTCTTAATGTAGGTTGATCTACTGCTACATCTGATTGTGGTAAGGTTGAAGGGTCTGCAGGTGCAGGTGGTGTTGCTTGTTGCGCTTGCGGTGCAGGTGCTTCACCTTCTTCTTTAGGTTTGTATACAGTTAGCTTAATATAATTATCTGCTGTTTGAGACTTAGCTTGTTTCTCTACTTCAGCTATTTGCTCAGGTGATAATACACCAACAGGTGAGAATAATAGTTTAGGCGTAGGTGACTTAGTATCAAACTGCATCTTAGTAATAACTTTACTTGCGCCTACATTGTTATTAGCTAGCATCTGTACATAAGGTCTGAAACCCCACTTGCCATTATCTTCTTTTTGCCAACATGATGTTGATGGTAATACTAATTGGTAGATGTCACCACTTGGATCGCCAGGAACTACGACCGCTGTTCTCCATGATAAACGACATGCTGAACCATTACCCGCTACAGAATTCTTAACGCTGTATGGACATTGATCGCATGAACTTGCTGGAGGATTTGTTACATCAGCATCAGGTGTACGAGAATCACTAGACCAGCATGTAGGTACAATCTTCTCGCCATCTTTGTATGATGATGCGTAATACATTCTTGATGCATTGTGAGCCATACGGATAAAGACTACATTCATTGAACGGTCTTCAATCGTACCAACTTCTTCACCGCCTGCGTACTTGCGGAATACACCACCTTTGATTGAGATACGTTTAGTGACATTGTTACCGCCACCGCCAGCAACAGCTAGTGTATCTGCGTCTAGCCCTGTTTGAAGTAAGGCTGGGTTTTGTTGTAATAAAACTGCTAATTCGTTACTCATAATTTACTCCTTAATTTTTACTAGGTTTCTTAACTACAATACTATATTCTCTAAAAGAACTAACACCTGGAGGCATACCTTCACCTTCGTGTGTTGCTAGATATTCTTTTAAATTAGTATTATGTAATCGTTGTTGCATCAACTCAATCAATCCATTTTCTAGAATGAAAGACTTAAGGCCGTCCCAATCACTACATATATAACTTTCTCTTAATGTTTTAACTACTGTACCTGCGCCTGTACGTATTGTCTCGGCGTTCATTTCATTGCACTGCTCTAATAACACTTGTTCTAATTGCGCTTGTTCTGCTTTTAGCTCAGCGTCCTTTAATTCAAACTCTCTTGCTATGTTCTCACGTTGACCACGTATTGTCAAGTAAGCCTGTACAATCTCATCTAACTTAATTTGTTCACTCATGACTCTAACTCCTCTCTATATAAATCAACTAACTTGGTATGTAAATCTACTTTGCCTTGCAACATCTTATAAATCCTTTTCTCTACATCTGATCCTTCAAGATGAACGACTGTCATCTTATTTTTCTGACCTACACGATCAATACGAGCTACACATTGTAGGTAAGTCTCAACCCCCATCACAGGCGACCAAAACACAATCGTATCTGCTCTAGTTAGCGTCACTCCGTGAGAAGCCGCTTGTGGTTGAATCACTAATACACGAGGGTCGTCCATCGTTTGAAAGCGTTGAATGATATGTCCTCGATCTGTTGCTGATACTTCGCCATTAATGATTTCGTTTGATATATTTTGTTTAGCTAAATATTGTGACACTACTTGAATCGTATGACGATAAGGTACAAAGACTAAGACTTTATGTTCTGTTTGGTCAATAACCTCCATTAACGCATTAAGACGAGGTTGAATATCAAACTCAACAACTTCTTTTTTATCTGTATATACGGCACCTCCTGATATTTGTAATAGCTTATTAAGATTCGCTGCTGCATTTACAGCACTGATTGATTCCCCTGAAGTCTCAATCAGCATCTGTTCTTTTAACTGCTTGTAATATTTCTGAACTTGTGGTGTCAATGGTATATCTCGTGTTTGATACATGACATCAGGTAAGTCCAAGCAATCATTTTTAGCGTAGCGTATTGCGGGTTGTAATGCTTTGAATACTTCATCTTTAGCATTATGTTTTGGTATCCATTTAAATCTTGTAATCTGTTGCATAACTTTATCTCGCCACGCCATTGCAAATTTAGGTACACGTTGTGGACAGACAAGTTTAGCCAAGCCATAAGCATCAACAGGTGATTGAGCCGCGGGCGTACCTGTGAGTAGCCATAATCTTGTTTCAGGTTTAAGAACTTTAAATAATGTTTTCCATCTTGCTGTTGAAGGACTCTTGTAAGCATTAGCTTCATCAACCACAATAAGATCAAACCCACCTTTGATAATAGCTTCTTTCACAATAGCTACACCATCATAGTTAATAATAACTATCTCGTAGTCGCCGTTAATAATCCGTTCACGTTTAGTCGAAGTACCATGAGCGATACCTACCGATCTATGCATGCACGTATTAAAGACATCGCCTTGCCAAGCAGAATACATAATAGATAAAGGACATATAATAAGAACGCGTTTAACTTTACCTTGCTTCATCAAATAATCTGTAGCCCAAAGTACTGACGAGGTTTTACCTGTACCTGCTTCGTTGAAACAAAAAGCACGATGATTGATAGATAAAAACTCGGCTGTAATACGTTGGTGATCAAACGGCTTGTAGATACCAGGCCAATCATAATCACGAACGATAGGTGAGGGTAAGTTATTTTTGAACGCAATAAGCTGATTAAGGCGAGTCATCTCATCGACACCCCAAAATACAACGAGGTCTGTGAGATTGCCTTTGTGTTCGAGTACTTCACACTTCTCAATGTTGCTTGTAATGTGAGGCACAATGTGCTGAGGCACAGTAAGTTTAACTGCAGTATTATCTATAATTTCCATTAACTAAGACCCCAAGGTCGCTCTTTCAATAACTAGAATAGGTAGTTTAACACACCTATTGGTGTTGTCAAGTATTACTTGACTTTCTTTTTACTTTCTCTTTTACTTACTTCTGATACTAATTTGTGTTGCGAATTTCTTTTAAATGATCTGTTAGCTGATGAGGATTCAAGACGTAAGCCGTCTTTGTTTGAACCACCTTTAGATAAGGCTTTGACATGAGCTACATCTTTACCTTTACGAGATATACCTTCTTTATCAAGTTTACGACGTGCACGTTGACGCTCCATACGCTTTTCATGTTCAAGCGGGGAGTCTTTATAAATAGGTCTAGGTTTATTAACGAAAGGCATGCGCTATTATATCACGTTCTATTAAACTCGCAGGACTTCACAGGACAGAATTTACAGAGTGGCGTAGGGTTAGCTACCCATGTATTCGTTTCATACGAGTTATCAAGTCTCGCTAGAGACACAGTAAATTTACCCCATGAGGCTTCTATATCTTCTCGTTTATATTCTTCTGTAATAAAGACATTGTTCATGACAAACAATAACCCTGCTTTAATTTTATTGACTTGAGGAAAGTGAGCAAAAGTCATCAATGCCATAAGTCTTAACTGCTTAGGATCAGGGTATTTATGAGAGCCAGTTTTATAATCCACGATAAAAGCGTAATCATTATCAACAATAAGTAAGTCAACAATACCACGCACCCAACGCTTATCATCACTGAAATCGCACGGCGTACGGTCTTTATAGAGAGCCATTTCATGTTCAGGATATTTAGTGCCGGGAATTTCTTTAAGTGAATCAACAGCGGGCTTAAAGCGTAAGTAATTAATAGCCAATTCTTTGCCGTCTTTAACGTAGTCTTCAAGTGCTTTATGTACTTCTGTACCATAGATCATCTTCTCCGATGGAATAACTGTGTAGTTTTGAGCTACACGGATCTCGTAATATTTCTTGGGACAATTCTCATACTCTTTTAGGGCAGAGTAAGACCATGTAAAGTTAGCCATCTATTTTATACCTATTATTTTTTTTAGAATTCTCTGAACCTAAAATAATCTGTAGGTTAGAGGGCACATGTAACCCTGATACGTTCTTGCCTTTAAGTGGAATGATATGATCGACATGCCATTCTTTACCTGTTGTTTCTTTTAATATCTTTGCAAGATTATACATTTCTTTTATTTGTTGTTTGTCACTATCCGTTAGCCATTTAGGCATTCGTTGTAATCTATTTGTTCTTCTTTTGGCGGTATGAGTATTGACGATATGTTTATTTTCAGCGCGCCATTTTTTATTATACTCATCTTTCTTTTTAAGTTTGTCGGGATTAGCGTGATACCAAGCTAATATTCTAGCCGATTCTTTTTCACGATTTAGTTCTCTATATCTTGTAGCATATATGCGTTGTTTTTCTAGATATTCAGGAAGTTTTCTACGCGCCCGAATTTGCTCTTTATTATCACGATAGTACTTTAATGCTCTTATCCTATCTCTTTCCTTACGTTCTTCAGGAGTCAATAGAGATTTAGACATTTACTTACCCTCGACCTTTTCTACCTCACCCGTCGACTTGTTGAGTTCGTATGTATAGTGCAAGCCATCGTTACCATTCTGCCCTACTACATCAATACGAGATTCTTCTTTCTTATTTTTGTTTCTGAAGATTCTATCAAAGTTTTCTTCGAACTGTTTCGAGTTAGGCTTACTATGTAGCCAATCACCCGTGACATCATTTTGAGCTGTATTCTTCATGTTGTTTTCCTATTAATATTATTAAATATAGTACCCACCATATCCAATGTGCTTCTAATCTGTATAAAGTAAATGCTACAAGTAATTCTAACATATTATTTAAAGTATGGTCCAACCATCCAAGTTACGATAGAGTATCTAATACCTTTAGTCACAGCCTCTACACCATGTGGCATAAATGATGGAAATATTATTACTGACCCTTTCTTTTGTTCGGGATACATTCTTTCGTGACCATTGGCGATATAGAATTTACCTCCTTCAAAGTCGTCATTTAAAAATACCAATACTGTTAACTTTCTTGTTTCATTTGTTCTTTGATGAAATGTATCTACATGTGTTTCGTATTTACCTTTTACATCATACATTAAAAATTCAGATTGATTAGAATGAGTAATATCATATTTCCATATCTCATGATTTACATTTAAACCTATGGATGTAAGTGTTGCACCTATACCTGCATATAAAGGAAGTTGTAATCTTTGCACGTTTCTAATATCTAAATCTATTGAGCCGTCGCCGTTACCAATAACAGGAGGTAGCTTTTCTACTTCAGGTTTAGAATACTCTTGAATAAGCCTATCACAAAAAGCTGGAGATACGGCATCTCTAACAATATAACAATCTTCGAAGGTTTGTATTTGACTACTATTTGTTTTACTTACGCCTAATGATTCGCGCTTATCATATTTCCATTCAGCATGAGGACCATTCTGATCTACATAGTGTAAGAATACTTGAGCCTGCCATTTACCTTCTTTATAAGCCTCACGCCAATGATATATATCACAACCTCGATACATAACCGCATCACCTATACTCATCTTAATTTCGGTAGCATTAGACTTATCTTCATTAGCACCCATATAGATAGGCCATACATCACCTTCAAAATCAAGCGTTAGTGTTGCAGATATTTCACACGCAGGTCTATCTCTATGCTTCTCTAGTTCTTCGCCTTGAGTGTTATATAGTCGTGCGTAGGAATAAGTAGGAAAAAGTTTAAGTCCGCTTGCGGCTTCAAAATGTGATGTTAAATCTTCTAATAACTTATCAAAAGTTACTGAGCCATGTATGGCTTCAGACTTAGGGCATTGATCATCTTTAACTGTTTTCTTTTGATCTACTAGTTTTTTTAATTCTTTGGTTAATTCTTTACAAGAATCTAGATGTAAGAAATCTTTTAAATGAACGTAACCTTTCTCTTTAAATTCTGCTATGGTATCCATACTATCCTCTAGTTATAGTTCTGTTGCACGTCTTTAAGTAGCTCTTCAAAACTTAGCTCGTCTTTATTTTTAGCAAATTCAACGCTTAATAAATATCGGGTGGTTTCAAAATTATATACTGTATGAGGCACTTGCGTATTAAATAAATAGTACGTTGACGGCTTATATTTTAGTTCTTCTATTTTAAATACGGCGTCTTCTTTATTATGAGTAAATGCACAAACGCTCCTAGCAAACGGAGTAAGTAACATGTTAATACCTACACCTCGTCTTGTATCTGTATGCCAATCATAGCAAATATATGGGTCTAGCTTAAGTATACCCGCCACAAAACTATAACGATGTGATAACCATACAAAGAAGTCGTCTTGAAATATAATCTCAGGGGGGACGCGCTTCGCATCAAAGTTATAATATGGTAGCCACTCTGATGGACTAAATGCAAAGTCCTTAAGGTCATTAGCTATAGTTGACTTCTTACCTATCTCATAATATGGCTTCATTAACAATCCCCATAAGATGAACCATAATGAGCTTCACATGCAACAGGTAACCCTGTAGCCCAATCAGGTGGTGTCGACATCGTATCAATAATATACTTCATCGCATCATCTATCTCTGCTTCAGGTATAACATTCACTACCGCATCATGTACCGTTAAGACAGGTCTATACTTCTGATTAATCTTTAACATCTGCTCACCAATAATAATCCGAGCCAATGCCTGCACCACGTTCTCTACCACAGATCCGCCCCAAATAGATATGAACCCACGTCTTGATTTATATACATATTTAGATTTAGCTTCTGATGTATCCCATGTAAGACCAGGATATTTAATGTATAAGCCGTTAGGTAATTTAATACCTTCAGGTGTTGCGTATAACGCATTATGTTTACCAATAGGATATGATGGTTTACCTTGAGGCCATGATGCTATATCTCGTAAGGCTTCTTCACACTCACGCCATAGATCAATCACACGACTATTCACCTGACGATATACGCCTACTAACCTTTTACATTCTTGTTCATCAAGTGTCACGCCTGCCGCCAATTTTAAAGTCTGTTGTAGTTTAGCCCACCCTGTACCATAACCTAGTCCTAGAATACATGTCTTACCTACGGCACGTTCTGTCTTATTAGCTTTAGTAATAGGTCGTTCATACACGGTTGTAGCAAACTCACAGTATACATCTCGTTCTTCTTTATACCATTGAACGACATCGTTCTGTCCTGCTAACCATACTAATACTCGAGCCTCAATCTGTGATGAGTCGGCATTGATAACCTTATACCCATCAGGTGCGATGACTGCGTTCTTTAATGCTTTCTTTTTAACATCTCGTGCGGGTAAGTTTTGGAAGTTAACCTTATCTGATCCTGCCCATCGTCCTGTATGAGCACCATAATATTTGAGTGGGATAGATAGTTTACCTTTGTTACGAGCACCAATACCGATGAACCTTTCAATACGAGATTCTTCTATTGTGGACTTGGTACCAAGACGTACGGTACAAAGTTGTTGAATGAATGGATCTTCGTGTTCACATAAATCTAGGAAGCCTTGATCGCCTTTAGCGAGTGCATACGTTTCTTTCCCGGTCGCTGGACTAATCTTTGTAGGCACGGTCACACCGAGTTCTTGTAGTATCTCAGCAAACTGCTTGTTACTTGCTAGTTTGGCTCTGACACATTCTTCTGTATCACATTCTAGTTTAGCCATGAGGCCTTGTAATAACTCTGACTTTTCTTGTTGGACTTCTTCTAACCTAGCTTGAAGCAAAGCGTCATCAACCTCGAGTAGAGGCTCAGTATACATACGAAGTGTTAAGTCGATGAGATGTATCTCTGACTCGGGGAAGATTGGAGCTAAGACTTGAAATAGTTTGTAAGTAAGTTCAACGTCGTTTACACAGTAGCCAGCGTATGCTGACAATTCAGGAGCGGTAAAGTCTTCTAGTCTTTTACCTTTTGCGTTAACCACTTCGGTGCCTTTAACTCCAAGATTGTATTTCTCAACCAAGAAAGCAAGACTTCCACCGACGTCAACACCATGTATAGCACGAGCCATAGACAAAGTGTCAAGGTATAGACCAGGAATAATCCCATACCTAAAAGACAGAATGCCACCGTCGAACTGAGTATTGTGACAGAGGAGTGCTGAGTTTTTCCAGTCAATCTTATCAAGCGCTTCTTTAATGTCTTGGTGTGACCCCGTAACCCAATACGTTTCACCCTCCTCGACTTTAATACCAACGCCAATGACTTGGAATCTAGCATCTCTGATGTACTCCTCCGTAGTTAAACCTGAAAGAGAAAAACCTACGTCATAGTAGGTCTCAAAATCTAATGTAATTAATTTCATTATATGATGTTTTGTTTTTTTAAATACTTATAAAATTTATCGGTTGAGTATTGTTTTTTATTGTAATTATTTATGCCAGCCCTTTGATGTTTCACTTTAAGATTTTTATATCCTATGAGTTGTTCAGGGTCTCTATTACTTTCAACGATGTTTATCATAGCTTGAGCATAACAAGTTTTACATTGGTATAATTTTTTATATCTACCTATCTTCTTATCTGACCTAGATTCTATCGGCCTACGTTTACCACAATGGAAACAATAAAAATCGTCTGACATATATACTTTTTAACTTTATATGATCGCTAATAATAACATAACTCCTGCTACTATCACCATCATTATTTTTTGGTTACGTTCTTCTTTTCTTTCAAAGTCATCAGTTTTATATGGTGCGCCCCATGCCTCTTTAGCTGAACGAGGTGTAGGTTTGTCGAAGGTATCGGGTTGGAAGAATCGCCACCCTTTCTTTGCATTTTTTGCAAATACTTTCATTTGCCACTTCTCAAATTCTCTAATTGCTATACGTGCTTCGGGATTAAAGTTATTTAAATTTGCGTTTTGCACAAAAGTTCTCCTTTTATTTTGCGTATTTTTCAAATTCGTTACGGCACTCAACCGAGCACCAGCGACGGTCATCTTGGACGGGTGTTTCACACCATATACAATGCCCTGTTTGATTAGAAGGTTTTTTGATTTGATCATGTGCGTTCCTTATTCCAACATCGATTGCGTGTTGTGCTAAATCATTTGCTATATCGATGTCATCACTCATACGTTATATTTCATGCCTGTTCTTTTTGCATTATTTTCTGAAGCGTATTTAAAATATTTAGCCCAATCGCTTTTTGAGCCTGATGGTAATGGTGCGGGTAATGTAATAAGACCCCGTTTCTCTAACTCTCGTACTCGAGTAGGATTGCCTGTTGCATGTTGAATTATTTTATTGCGACTTGCGTTTGGGTACCTCTGCATGTAAGCGTTGACAAGTTCAATCATTTGCTCATCTGTTTTCTTTTTATAACCTAATATCATTTAATACAATGCCCCTCCTACTAAATTAAATAGTTCTTGTTGAATTTGTGGTTGTGTTGGTTTAGGTTCTTTATCTAGTTTGATTACTTTAACATCAGGATTCTTTTCTGTAAACCACTTTGCCTCCTTGACAGACCACCTATATTTGCGTATGACTTCACCTTCATCATCAACTATTGCATAACTAAATGGGATCATTTCTTTTGTTCCGTTTGTTGTGTTTGTTCTGTTGGTTTGTCAAGACCTAAATCTTTTTTAATATCATTCTTGTATAACCCTACCCACAAAGCTAAATAAATAGCAAGTATAACTGCACCTGTTTCCATATTAAAAACTCCTTTGTTCAAAACATTCAAGGTGTGACTTTACATAAAAGTTATGTTTAATTTCTTCATAAAGTTCACCCTGTATACATTTAAGATTCGCCTTGTATTTCTTTTGCGTATTAGTTGCTTCCATCACTGCCCATGTAAGTAATATACCTATGATAAATCCTACTATTACAAACCCCGTGCCTTCGTATTTTTTATCCATTATGCTCTCCTATATTGTCTATAAACTCTACACATCTTATTACCTTTAATTACATTATATAAATTACATCTTATGGCAGGTTTGTTTTGTGCTATCAAATACTGTTCACCTACTACCTGCACCCCTGCTTGAGTAGCAACGCTTGTGGCAACAGTCATACACCCTAAATTAAAGACCGCTATAAGCATCAGTAAGACGTTGCGTAGACTCACGATAACTTTTAACTCCTGTAATTTTTTCAGCTTTTTCTTCACACTTATATAATGGTGTGATCGTTAT